GCGATATTTCTCGTAATTGGGTGCAATGCCCGCCAGCCAGGGGAAGAGCTGAACCTCCCCAGGATTGATATACCAACTTGTGAAAGTCTCGGCGGTGTCACTTGTGGTCAAAACAGCGAACAACTCTCTATGCTTGACACGAATTCCACCCCGTGGAAGAGGTGAATACTTAGGGCCTTTGTTAGTCCCTCTGCTACTTACGGCTAGAGGCTTAGAGATGTTAACTCTAGCACGTTGTTTCTTGGGCTTTCGCCGCGGTTTGTTCACACGTCGTGTGAATGCAGATTGCCGTCTGCCAATTGAAGGTTTCAATTGTTGAAAACGTGAATTTCTTGACATTTTCATTGCCGACCCCCAACCGCCGCAGCTGGCAGTTTTGTGGCTTGCTTAGGCCATTGCCCAGGTGGAGCCCCTGGGCTGGCAACATGAATACTTGGCTCAGCACATATAGCGAGTAGCTAAATGCGCTGAGGTTGAGTAACCACCCAGAAACTGTACTAGTTCAGGATGGTCCAAGTCTTCATGCTCACGTATGTATTTTTCGATCTCAATTTGCAATTTAGGTGACATACCATAAATCTTTTCAAAAATATCACGATGCTCAGCTTTCGGATGCTGAACATCGCCCTGGGAGAACATACGTGAATACCAAAATTCGGTGTCAGTGCTTTCTCGATATTGATTCTCACTGGACCGAGTTTTGCCGACATATTTGGCCGCATATGCAGAGACTAAAGGACAAAATGGGCAATTTTGGCTGAGAGACATTGCTTTTGCTGACATCATCTCCTTCTTAAAGAGCTCAGGCGCCTGGTATGGACATGTCAATGACCATCCTGCTTTAAGCAATACGCGCCGTGGGTCTTGTAAAGCCCATACAGTGCCATCTTTAAGCTCAAACATCTTAGCACTGCAAAAGTCTCCATCATCTATACGGTCAAGTTTCTCAATAGTAATTTTAAACCCCAATCGCGAATAATCCTCAGGTGTCGGAAGAGGGCCATGGCACATGAACATGCCATCGTCACCCTCAACTACGCCTCTAATGCGTGAGCCAACCTGATGTGCAACA